ATATTACTAAAACAGATGAAGGATTAATATTTAATCCATTTAATCCTAATAATATTGAGATTACATTGAATGATGTTCAATCTATTCTTAAAAAATATGGGTTACCTCCTAAAGTATTTAATATGAGTATTTACAAACGGGCATTTGTAAATAAATCATATACTAAACGACCGAATTTTGATAATTTTAACCAAAATATAACAATTTCTGAAAAACCGGATAATTGCTTACCATTAAGCACCAAATCTAATGAACGTCTAGAATTTTTAGGAGATGGAATATTAGAATGTGTTACTAAATATTTATTATATAGGAGATTCCCAAAAGAAAATGAAGGTTTTATGACTGAGAAAAAAATCGCTATTGTTAAAAATGAAGCCATTGGTAAAATAGCATATGAAATGGGGTTACATAAATGGTTAATTATATCACGCAATGCTGAAGATAAAAAAGTACGAACTAATTTGAAAAAACTTGGGTGTTTATTTGAATCATTTATTGGCGCTGTGTTCTTAGATGCTAATAAATATGTCGTTAATGATGATGATAACTGGTTTCAAAATTTGTTTGTTACTGGACCTGGATTTCAAATTGCACAAAAATTTATCGAAAATATTTTTGAACAACATATCGACTGGGTTGCCCTTATACAAAATGATGATAATTATAAAAATATACTACAAGTTAAAGTACAGAAGGAATTTAAAGTTACTCCTAATTATTTAGAAATCGAACATAATATTGATGAAGGATATAAAATGGGGGTATATTTATGTTTAGGACAACCTATATATAATTTAAATCCTTCACAAGCTATACATATTAACACATTAAATGATTTTAAGGGGGTTCAAGAATTTATTGCTCAAAATGGGAAAATTTTCTTATTTTTAGGTGAAGGGCAACATAAAATTAAACGAAAAGCAGAACAAATCGCTTGTCTTGAAGCATTGAATATATTGAATTTAACACAAATTATATAATTTATTTATAAATAAGCAACAAAAACATTAAAAATATATATAGAAATATATAAGTATATATGAGTTATATTTTTAATGAAATTACTAAAATTACTGAAAAACTTAAAAATAAACCGATTAATACTGAAAAGGGTATCAAGGGAATTAATATTAAAGTAAAACCTATTATGATTAATGATATTATTAAATCATCTAAAGATGATGGTAGTAAAGCTTTAGATATTTTAAACCAAATGACTAAATTACGATTGACTAAAGTTACTCATAAAAACATATACAAACCTGAAATTATATCAAATGTACCTATTAATATTGAAATTAAACGCACTAAGAAACGCAAACAGCATAAAACTATCATTATTGAAGATGATGGACACATTGGCGATAATGAGAACTTTAAAGGGGGACCTGAACTTGACGATAATAGAATTAATGATGATGATGATGATGATGATAATGAACCAAATACTATACATAAAAAATATACTAATACGAGCACTGCTTACAAACCTAAACCTGGTATTATTGACATTGGTGATATTGGACAAATTATAATCGCTGACATTCCTTTAGCAGAACGATTGCCTATTACACAACCTATTAATGTTAAAGCATCCAAATACTATATGAATAATCGAGAAACTTTTGTTAAATTTATTGATGCTATGTTTTCTACATATAAAAATGAATTATTAGACGATAATCATAATATCACTTGTGATACAATTGGGAATAGTTCCGGCGATTTTGACTTATTAACACATCAAAAAATTGTTCGGGATTATATGAATTTATATACACCATATCGCGGTTTACTTTTATATCACGGACTTGGATCTGGGAAAAGTTGCAGTTCTATCGCAATTGCTGAAGGAATGAAAAGTGGGAAAAAAATTATTATTATGACTCCTGCTGCTTTAAAACGTAATTACTTAGAAGAAATTAAAAAATGTGGCGATTTGATTTATAAAAAAAACCAATTTTGGGAATGGATTTCTATTACTGAACACCCTAATTCTATACAACCATTATCTAAGTCATTAAATTTACCTGTTGAATATATCAAACGTCATAAAGGTGCTTGGCTAACCAATGTTAAAGAAAAAAGCAACTATAATGAACTTACTACTAATGAGAAAAAGGTTTTAAATGAACAAATCGATGAAATGATACAACGCAAATATACATTTATTAATTACAATGGACTTCGTAAACATAGATTTAAACAACTTACTAATAATTATAAAACTAACATATTTGACAACTCTGTTGTAATTATTGATGAAGCTCATAATTTAGTCAGTCGAATTGTCAGTAAAATTAACAAATCTAGCAAATTCGCCGAAAATAGATCTAATACAGATAAAAATGATGTTTTAGCATTACAATTATATGAATTTTTATTAAAATCACAAAATACACGAATCGTTTTATTAACTGGTACTCCTATCATTAATTACCCTAATGAAATTGGGATTTTATTTAATATTTTACGAGGATATATTAAGACATGGAAACTAACACTTGATGTGAAAACTACTAATAAAATTAATACTGAGAAATTAAAAACTATATTTATTAATGAGAAATTATTAGATTATATCGATTATAGTTCTAGTTCTAAAACATTAATTATCACTCGTAACCCATACGGTTTTGAAAATACTTTTTCTAAAACTAAGTATAATGGGGTTACTAGAATAGATGAACGAGGAACTATTACTGATGATGCATTTATTCGTAAAATTACTCAAATCTTACTTAAAAATGGTATTGAAGTTATACCTAGTGGGACTTCTATTACATTGAATACCGCATTACCTGACACATTAGACTCATTTATTGGCAATTTTATTAATAAAGAAACTGCTGGAGTTGCTAATATTGAGAAATTTAAACGTAGAATTATGGGACTTACATCATATTTTAGAAGTGCACAAGAAGAATTATTACCTAAATATGACAAAAATTTTGATTTTCATGTTATTAAAGTTCCTATGAGTGATTATCAATTTAAAATATATGAAGACTCTAGACAAGATGAACGTAAAACTGAAACTAGTCGAAAATCTAAAGGACCAACTACTGCTATAGATAAAAATGGATTATATATTGAATCTTCATCTACTTATAGAATATTTTCTAGACTATTCTGCAATTTCGCTATGCCTAGTCCTCCTGGACGTCCTAATCCTAGTGATTTTAGACGTATTAATGACAATGACAATGACAATGACAATGACAATGACAATGACAATGACAATAACAAGGACAAGGACAAGGACAAGGACAAGGACAAGGATGTATTAAAAGAACCAATTATTGATAAATTAAATAAACAACAAATTAAAGACCTAAAAGATTTAGATAAACAAAGAATTAAAGACCAAAAGGCACTTGAAAAACAAAGAATTAAAGACCAAAAGGCACTTGAAAAACAAAGAATTAAAGACCAAAAAGCACTTGAAAAACAAAGAATTAAAGACCAAAAAGCACTTGAGAAAATTAATGACAAATTATCCAAATCTAAAAAAAAAGCAGACAAAATCGAACAAAATAAACTTAAAGGTGGTGCGGATGATGATGATGATGATGATGATGATGCTATTGACGCTGATGAGGATGAGGATGAGGATGAGAATGAGGATGAGGATGAGGATGAGAATGAGGATGAGAATGAAAATGAGAAGGATAATACTAACAAATCAACATTAAAAGAATTTATTGATAATGTATCAGATAATGATGATGATGATGATGAGGATAATGAAATAACTAAAAATAATAATCGTGACATTAATATGCTTGAAAGTGATGAAATTTTAGAAAAAATAGGTGGAACAGAATATAATGATGCGGTTTTAACAGCATATAATTTTTTAAAAAAACATAAAGAGAAATACTTAAATCATGATGGATTAGAACAATATAGTCCAAAATTTTTAGAAATTATTAAAAATATTGAAGATGTTCAACACATTGGACTTCATTTAATATATAGTCAATTTCGTTCTATGGAAGGTATTGGTATTTTAGCGTTAACATTAGAAGCAAATGGATTTACTGAATTTAAAATTAAAAGAACTGGACTTAATAATTGGACTATAAATATTAGTAAGGAAGACATAGGAAAACCGACATATGCATTATATACGGGAACAGAAGACTCTGAAGAACGTGAAATTATACGTAATATATACAATGGAGATTGGGATAATATACCTAACAGTATCGCATCACAATTGAAATCTAGGAGCAATAATAATGATATGGGTGAAATTATTAAAGTTCTAATGATTACAGCAGCAGGTGCAGAAGGAATTAATCTCCGTAATACTAGATATGTTCATATAATGGAACCATACTGGCATCCAGTAAGAACTGAACAAGTTATTGGTAGAGCACGACGTATATGTAGTCATAAATCATTACCAATTGAATTACAAACTGTAGAAGTATTTTTATACTTATCGGTTTTTACAACTAAACAATTAGATAGTGATTACGCAGATGAATTAAAACGTCACGACAAAAGTAAACTAACTGGAATACCTCAATCATCTGATGAAAAATTATTTGAAATTTCTAATATAAAAGAACAATTATCAACACAATTAATGCGAGGAATAAAGGAGGCATCTATAGATTGTGGGACATTTGTAAAATCAAATAACAAAGAAGGACTAGTTTGTTTATCATTCAATAATCCATTAAAGGATGAATTTGCGTATAATCCAAATTATACTAAAGATGAGAATGATATTGTTGCTCAACAAAATCGTATTACGACTGAATGGGAAGCGCAAAAAATCACTTTACCAAATGGTAAAGTTTATGGATATAGAGCAGATACAAAACAAATATATGATTATGATAGTTACTTACAAGCAAAAAAAAATAATGGTGTTAGACCATTATTAATTGGAGAATTAGTGACTGATGGTAAAAAACAATTTATTAAAAAAATAAATGTTTAAACCTTGTTTTGTTTTAATTCAATTAATAACTCTTTAAACATTTCACATAACTTGTCTAATTTATCATTTACACGACTAATATCACTGTTGTTGTTGTTGTTGTTGTTGTTGTTGTTGTTAGGTTTTAGTTTTTTTAAAATATCATTTGGTTCTTGAGTTATATCTTGAGTTATATCTTGAGTTATATCTGGAATATTCCAACTTACATTCTTTGATTGTGAATTTTGAACTGACTGATTTTGAACTGACTGATTTTTAATTGACTGATTTTGAATTGAATTAATATCAAAATTTCGTTTTAATACAGTTTCTTTTATTAGATCTTCCATTCCTACTATTTTCTCATCGGTTTCTTTTTCTGAAAAATCAATAAAATCTGGTTTTTTTAATGTAATAGCATCTTCAAATTCATTCCTTTTCTTGATAAGATCATTATCAAAATTATTTTGTCTCGCGTTCTGAATATCTTCAACCTTATATGGTTGTTCTACAATCTCATCGTTACTAATTTGGATATGTTTTATATTATTCATTTGCTTCAAATTTGGTATTAGTCTATTAATTGCTATAAAAACTTGACTTAAAAAATGTTTATTCATATTAATTAAATTTATAGTTTTTAAATTATCATTATCTTTTTTAATTGAGTCTCTAAATAGAGGTATATTAAGATCAAATAATTCACGTAGATTAGATTTCATATTTACATTTTCACTCTTTATTTGGAATTCACCTAACAAAACTTCCCATAATAAGTCTATATTCTTTTTACTCATAAATTCTTGAAGTTTTTCCATCATAATATAATAACTAACAAATATTTATGTTATTATTTATTATATTTATATTTATAATTTTTCATTAAAGAAAATTTTCCTATATTTTTCGACATATTTATCTTTTATGATGTGTGTTTTTATATAATGACCAGTCAATTTATCTTCTAACATATGTATTATAAAAAATAGTGAGTACATACCACATTCTGTATTACTATGTTGATGCACTACAGGATGGTTTTGGTCAAAACTAAAAATTATTTCCTTTTTTAATTCTTTTCCTTGTTTAATTACAGTATCTGCAAATTTTTTTACTTGTTCAGGAGCAACACTTCCAGCACTATCAAAGAATAATATTTTTTTCTTTTTTACATTAATAAATAATGAAATCCAATGCGACCCACCCTTATAGTGTGGGTCTGTATTAAATATTACTGCTATTTTAGTTTTGCCCTTTTTTATTAGTTTATCTAAATTAAAATTACATAGTTCTTCCCAGACACAATCATTATTTATTTTATGAGTATCATAATCTATTGGTGATGGCCCTATAAAATCAAAACATTTATATTTATTTTCATATTGACTCATTACTGATAATATATCTATACTTGATAACCATTGATTTGGGTTTTTTTTCCAATTATCTGGTGACTCTGGAGCAAACGCATTTAATAATTCTGTTTCCATTTTAGTTCCATTGGACATTTGTTTTACCCAACAAGATTCCTTATTACAAGTATTACTATAATAATTTTTCAATTCTTTCCAAATGTTTTTAGAATTTGTAGTTGTAATTTGTTCATCTGGATGTCTAACATTCCACATTTTTTTCATTTTTTTTAAGTCATCGTCTGTATAACACGTATATTCTTTAGTTTGATTTGTTGGACTACAATTTAGTTGAACTAAATTTTTAGTATTCTTTTTAGTACCCTTTTTAGTACCCTTTTTAGTACCCTTTTTAGTACCCTTTTTAGTACCCTTTTTAGTACCCTTTTTAGATT